CTACATATACTGCTATGCAGTACGTCAGAATGCCCGCTCCAAGTACCTCCACACGCATAGTCTGGCCCGTAATTCCCGTGGCTATAACACAACGTCCATTGATTATATACGTCGTCATAAAACAAAATTGGTCCCGATTTTTTGGTCCCGATATGCACGCGACATAGTTTGCGTTGTAATTTATCTTTAATATAAAGTGATATAACGCCATACGCCATATAAACACCCTTGCCTATTTGTCCGTGTTCATCTTTTGGTTGTTGGTTGTTTAAGAGATCAAATAACACACAAAAGGTCCTTCTCTCCTAACTTGTAGGCGCCGCTATTGTGGCGGCAACCGCGTTGATGTTATCGGCGTGGGCGCACAACGCCCACAAAAAAACGATTAGTGAGGCGATTAAAAACTGTACTATATACCAGCGGTAGAGTGGGTTGTTAATCACGCCAGCACCTCCTGCGCAAAATCTCCCCACGTGCGCCAGACACCAAACGGAAGGGCTTGATGTCGGAGCTTTTCGCCGTGTTCTCTTGGGTTATATGGTTTCATTCGGAAAAGTCCCTTCCTTTTTCATAACACCGGGAACAACACCTTCCAACAACTTTTGAGTATGAGACATACCCGCAGTGAGCGCATGTGTGTTCATGCGCTCTCGAACTCTCGTAGTTATTCGCGCCATTTTCGATTTTTTCTGCCAGCCAGTCTTTTAGTTTCTCTCTTTCGAAAGTTGTAAACCAGACAACGTCTCCGTTCCCACCCCAAAAAATTCTACTTGGCTCGTAGTGTTTTGAGAAGCCACAGTCTGCGCAAAAGTCCTCTGCAAAGTCTTCCGGGGAAAACTCTGGGAGCTCTGAAAGGTCAACCAAGCCTTCTCTTATAGCTTCGTTTAAGAGACCGTCGTAACTAGCGTTCAGGACTAAGTAACCTAGAGCCTCGTGGTAGTCACACAGTAACTGTGACAAGTCGTCTTTTTCGTCTTCTGTTAGACGGGTGTCATTGTTTTTTATAAGTTCCATGACACCTTCCCAGACGTCGTTGTTTTTTATTTCTGCGCCTTCTCGCTTTCTGATGGATCGCAGCAGTGAGTAAAGGGTTTGAGTTTCTTGTGCGGGTTGTGTTTGGCTGGTCATTTTTTTCTCCTCGTGCGTGGTTTGAACTGTTTTGGTAGCCACAGTATAGCACCTCGTAATACGGCTGTCAAGGCACACAGATGGGCGGTTTCACGTGGAACATATAAAATAATATTAATATTATATAAAATAATTGATTTATATGTCGTGGTCTGTGGCCCATTAGTTGATCTGTCAACTATTATGTATCATATTGGGGTTAAAAGACTTAGATAAAATAAGCCATCTAGTTAACATAATCCTGATTATATGTAGCAACATTAGCTAAGTCGTTGCGGCCCATAGGGTAGCGATAAGCAAGCGTTTCCCTGCCATGTTATCACTGTGATATTGTTTCGTAATATGTTGTTATTTATGTATTTGCCAAAGATTTAAGACTAATAAATTGGAAATCCCCCCTGAGACACCCCTGGCCCCACCTATCTATATATCCCTTTCCCTCAGTCTCTTTCGGTAAATACCCCATTTTGTTTTGTCAGGGCCCCCCCTTAGTATCTTTTTCCAGAAATCCCCCGACGCTGGCAACGTATTTTTCTTGATTTCCGGTATTTCCCGTGTAATAGTAAATTACTTATAATGAATGAGTAAAATGTGAGTAAAACGTAAGTAATTGGTTGGAGGGGTATTGATGGCCGTTGACAGGGGTATTTATGTATCGGACAAGTTAACCCATGACGAGCGTATGGATATTTACAAGTGGGCTGGTGAAGGGTATACGTTACGGGAAATTTGCAAGATGCACAACAATAAGGGGGCTAGTAAGGCGAAAATCCGTATTCCCGGGATTACGCGTGTGTTGGGAATGCCGGAGGCGCACAAGTTTGTGTCGAAGTTCCGGGTGGCGTTTTTAAAGAATATCAAAGAGATTCCGATATCGGAGAAGAAGGTAAGGCTGGACGATTTGGAAAAGATGCGCCAGAGGCTGGTGCATATCATAAACAATTGTCATTTGGACAGATCGGAGAAGGAGCTTGGGAAGTTTATGATGGCGTCACGGCGGCTGGTCGAGGTGATCGAGATGGCCAAAAGCGAGATGGAGCCGCGTAACGGGATCAATATCGGGATTGGCGTGAATCAAGGAGACATGAGTGATCTTACAGACGAACAGCTTCAGCAGCAGCGGGATGATATCCTCCGCAAAGCTGGAATCGCTTTCAAACGAGGAGTTGCAGCGGTTCACCAGGGTGCAGACGGAGATGAAGCGGCGGATAAGGGCGGACCCGCTTAAGTATTATTGGCCGCACCAGGCGAATTGTGACGGGACGAATTGCAAGACAGCTTCTTTGACATTTACGACGTACGACAAGAAAAAAGTGACGATCAGGGGGTGCCCGCAGAAAGAGTTTATGGACGCTTTGCAGGGGACGACGGCGTTTTTCGGGGCAAATAGAAGCGGGAAATCGGTATCGGGGGCGGTAAAGGCGTGTTATCACGCAACAGGGCGGTACCCGGACTGGTGGCAGGCCAGGAAGTATGCCAGGCCGACGGTTGGCCGTATCTTCGCGCAGGATTACAAGAAGGGCGCGGCGGTCGTTATCAAGAAGCTCAAAGAATGGATGCCTGCGACATCGTACCAATGCGCGCCTAAACGCAACAGCCAGGGTGTAGAAACGGAATGGTGGATTATCCATGAGGCGGGCGGGGTTTCTTATTTTGATATCTTGACGTACGAGTCGGACAGTTTTTCGGCGGAGGGGTGGGACGGCGACTGGGTCTGGTTCGATGAACCGCCCCCCAGGGCAATGTATATTGCGGCGGTCCGCGGGCTTATTGACAGTGACGGGTTGTGCTGGTTCTCTTTGACGCCTCTTAAAGAACCATGGCTCTTTGATGAGATCTACTGTTCCAGGGACAAGGACACGTTTTCGGTTATCTGCGATATGCGGCATAACCTGGAACGGATCAATCCGTTGTCGGGTGAAAAGATCGGGTTGACGGAACAGTCGATCAGGAAATTCGAACGCAAGCTGACGGAAGAGGAGCGCGAGACGCGGGCGCACGGGAAGTTCCGGTATCTGGCGGGGCGTATCTGGAAACAATGGGACAGGGACGTTCATACTTTTGACCGGTTCAAACAATGGCCGGTGGACAGGGCAAAAGGGATTGTTGTGGCGGGTGAACCGCCGGTCCATTGGCCAAGGGCCATGTTCATTGACCCGCACGACCGGTTGCCGCAGGCGCTTTTATGGATCGCTTGTGACGAGGTGGGGGACTATTGGGCGTACCGGGAAGGGTGGCTCATTGACGCTTTGTTGGGGGATATTGTGGATTTTGCGAAGCAGGCGGAGACGTATGCCAAAGAACGGGTGCAGGTGCGGTTTCTTGACCCGAACTTCGGGCCTAAAAAGTACGGGAATTCCGGGATGACGGTACGAGACGAACTGGAAAAGGCCTCCCGCGACAAGCTGTACCCCATGCGGTTTGTGTACGCCAACGACAGTAAAGAGCTTGGGCGTAAAGGGTTCATGGAATTGTTGCGTTACGACACGGCGCAGCCGATCAGTTTTATGAACAGGCCGCGGTTCAGGGCCGCCAACGATTTAAAAGAGTTCATTTACCAGGTCGAACATTATGTCTGGGACGATTTTAAATCAATTTCTGACCGTGACCCCAAAGAAGAGCCAAAGAAAATGAATACGCATTTCCCGGACCTGTGCCATTATCTGGCATTATCGAAGTTTGAGCAGTATAAACCGCATCTGGTGGAAGGAAAAGGCAATTTTTACCAATAAGGAGGCGTTGATGGTCAAGATGTTCAGTCCCTTGAAACCAAAAAGAAAGGACACTTCTGTCCTGACCAGGCAGAAAGAGGCCTTGATGGCCGTTGATGCTTACCAGCATGGGCAAAACCCGGTCGATATGTTCCAGAACTTGAGAAAGAAGGCTAAAAATGGAAAATATCGTTAATTTTATCGTAACGCATAACAACATGATCGCGGTTTTTTCGTTTACAGCGCTGGCGCTGGTCTTTTTGATCGTGATTTTCCCTTCGGAGTGGCCGCGATGATGCCAAGGAAGGCCCGCCACTGCCTTAAAAACGGCCATGTCTTCAAAGAACGGTTTAACGGCGGGCAAGGCGGCCTTTTCTGCGACCATTGCGGAAGGTATATACCGGCTTTCTTGGCCGCGAGGACAGGCATCAAACCTTATAAAAAAGGCTCCAAGGCCCCGGTTTATCTTTCAAATGAACACGAAAGGATTATTTTATGTTGCCAGAAACATTATTTGTGAAAAATTTTTTGTTAAACATTGTCAACAATATTTGTGAGAAACATGTCCCAAGGACCAAGGACAGGTTTAGATACAAAAAATGTGTGGCAAAACAATCTTGGTTGGCCAGGTTCCGTGTTGGAAAGTCGTATCAGTCAAACGGTGCTCAGGAAATGGCCAGGCGCCGCAGGCAGATTGAGAAAGGCATGCTGAAACGGGAGAACGGGGTCGTTATTTAAGTCATGGGGTGGTATAGTGTTCCAAAACTTAAAAACAAGAAATTCCAGTCAATCGGTTTTTAAAAATTCCCTGCCGATGACACAGGCGTTTTCAAGGGCCCCTGGGACCACCTCTTCGGTCACCAAGACCAATGAGGCGGACCGGCTGGTCCATTGCCGGGTCTGCGGGTTTATCTGTGATAAAGAACGGGACGTTCGTATCCCGGACGGACGGTTTGCCGGGTTTGGCATTGACCAGGGAACGCAGCAGACGGCCAGTAGCAGCATTGGCGATGCCAAGACCCCGGCGGCCGGGAGCGTTTCCGGGACGCCGGACAAATATTATGAACGGGACGTCCGGGGCGGATGTCCCTGCTGCGGGTCTTATCTCTACGATCCGGCCATGGCGCCGGCCCAGATCCCGCCGTTACAATAACCAGTCAAGGAGGACCTATGCCGAAAGTCGGAGAAAAAAAGTTTCCCTATACCGCCAAGGGCAAAAAGGCGGCCAAGAAATTTGCGAAAAAAACAGGCAAGAAGATGAAGGAAATGTATTAATGTGGCTGGAGATATTTCAGCTTTTTTTGTCCAACAAACGGGCGCTTAAACGCATCCTGAAAATGGAGGAACTGATCATGTCAAAAATAGATGAATTAAACGGGGCCTTAAATCACCTTCAAAGTTCGGTCTCTGCGGCGGTTGCCAAGATCGACGAATTGAAGGCCGGACAGGCCACTGAAGCCCAGCTGGAAGAGGCCAGGGCCAATGTGGAGGCGGCCGCTTCTGCCCTGGACGCCGCTGTCAACGCCGCCAATCAATAAAGGGCATCTTATGGAAACCGATTTGTCTTTGGTCCCCATGGACGTTATTTTCGAAGAGCTCGGTAAACGGTACGACAATTTTGTTTTCTGCGGGATGGCGGTGCGCCGGGAAAACGAAGACGGCACGGGGAATATTTATAACGAACGGTTTTACCATGGTAATAACGCCGCTTGTCTGGGGTTGATGGAACAGATGAAGTTCTTTTTGTGCCACAAACATTTTTTTGATAGCGAAGAGGTTCTGGACGATGACAATGAAACATCGGAGTAAACAATATGCCGTTTAAGTCCAAGGCGCAGCAGGCGTACATGTTCGCCAAACATCCCAAGATTGCCCGGCGCTGGGCAAAGAAATACGGTCCTGCCAGCGGTCTGCCGAAGAAAAAAAGGAAGTCCGGATAATGGCCAAATTCAAATTGTCTTTAGTCGAGGAATTGTTCCCCCAGAAAGCCAGGAGCATGATGGAGGAAGACAAAGAAGTCAATTACGGACACATGTTCCGCATTGACCAGGACAAAAGAAAACAGGTTGTTAAGTTCGTGGTTGATTGTGTCGAGGAATGCAAACGCCAGCGGGTAGAGATCATCGAGCGCAAAAAACGCGCCATCAGAAACTATGAAGGCATCAAAGAGATGAGCGGGCCCTGGGAAGGGTCAAGCAATATTTCGACCATGATCACGACGATTGCCTCGGACATGATGCACTCTAAACTTCTCCCTATGGTCTGGAACCCCGACCTTATGCATTTTAACGGGCGGGAAAAACACGATGAGACCATCGCAGAAAATAACCGTGTTCTTATGCACTGGGCCGTTACCAGGGACATGGAAGACAGCCAGGACAAGGTCGATGAGGCTGTCTGGCGGTTTGTCGTTGAAGGCGGGGTGCAGATCAAGGTCATGTGGGAAATCTATTATGCCCATATTACGCGCGCAGTCCCGCAGTCCGTCAACGAACGCGGGGAAATTGCGTACAAGGTCGTTTACGACCAGCTGCGGCGCGCCAGGGCCAAATGGTGCTTGAGGGACCTGGACCGCGTTTATTTCCCGGTCAACGCGCCCAATGTGCGCGAGGCGGAATATATCATCGAAGAGGCGTATTTCACTTACCCCATGATCCTGGAAATGAAAGTGCAGGGGTTGTTGCTGCCGGATTTCGATACGGACAAACTCAAAGAAAAACTCGACAAGCTCTGCCAGCCGGAAAGCCTGCAAGACACAAAGAACAGCGCCCTGGGGATCGCAGAGTATAAAGACCGTATCGACAGTTATCCGATCAAGATGTACGAGGCGTTCGTCAAATATGACATCAACGGCGACAATATGCGCGAAGAATGCGTTTTTATCATTTTCCCGGACCTTGATATGTACGGGGCAGGGAAACCGCTCCATTGTATTTCCCAGGTCGGGATCAGGCCGTGGCTCATCAAACCGTTTTTGCGCCGGACCGGCACCATGATCGGAAAAGGCATCCCGGAAATCGTTTATCACCTGCACAACGAAATGGACGCGATCCATAACCAGCGCATCGATGCCGGCAACATGGTGATCGCGCCGTTTTTCTTTTACCGGCCGGCGTCCGGGTTCGATGCGACGAAGATCGCTGTAAGACCGGCGACTGGCATCCCGCTCGATGACCCGCAAAGGGACGTTATGTTCCCGGACTATAATGCCGGAAGGCTGGGGGTTTCGTTCCAGGAAGAACAGCTTGTCATGCAGCTCATCCAGATGGTGTCGAACGTGTCGGACCCCATGCTCGGGAAAGAACTGGCTAACCGCCCGACGGCCAGGGGGACCATGGCGATCATAGCGCAGTCCGACCAGAGGTTCACGCCGCTGGCGTCCCGTGTGGTCAAGGCCATGTCGGACTTGATCACGATCACGCGGCGGATGTACGAAGAAAATCTCGACCCTGATATTGCCAACCGTGTTCTGGGTAAAAACGGCAAACAGCGCTGGATGAGGCTTTCCCCGGAAATGATCGCCGGGGACTACGACTGTTTTATGGACATTGATTTGACAACACAGAACAAGGCTTTGGAATCGCAGGTCGATCAGATCATTTACCAGTCCATGGTCCAGGACCCGTTTGTCAACCAGAATCCGGCTTACGCCTGGGAACTGCGGGCAAACTATATCAAGTCGCTTGGCAAAAAGGACGTCGAGAAGATCATCGGGCCGAAACCGGATTACCAGTTAAGCCCTGGTGACATCGAGGATGAAAACGTCCTTATGTACCAGGAACAGGAAGTCGAGGTAAACGACAGCGACGACCATTTGGCGCACATGAACGCGCACGCGGAATTCAAGCGCAGGATGGCCAAACACCTTACCCCGCAGGCCCTTTTGCTTTTATCGACGCATTTGATGGAACATCGGTTCAAATACCAGCAGAAACTTCAGGAAATGGCCATGCAGGGACAACAGATGGGAGGGGGAAATGCTCAACAAGGAAATGCAGCATCTCCAGGAGCTTTTGGCGCACCCGGGATGGGCGCAATTCAGGGTCCTCGTGTTGGAGGCGAACAGCCCGCAGAGGCGGTCCTTGAGGGACCAGCTCAATGAAAAACTGATGGCCTCCGCCCGGTCAGGGGACAGTCTGGAATCGGCCAAGTTCGCCGGGCAGATCGACATCCTTTCAACCATTTTGGATTTACCGCAGAAGACGCTTGATAAAGCCATGAAAAAACAAGAGCCTGTCGCTGCGAACATGAGGTTCGCTGAGCTGAACAGGTAGACGATGGAGGGACCATAATGAAAGAATTTATCCGTATTTTACGCGACCTGCAGCCGCCGGCCGCCAATAACCAAGGCGGACCAACACCGCCTGTTGAACCAGCGCCGCCAGCAGCTGTTCCCAAGTCCAAAGAAGAATGGGACAAACTGGCCCAGGAAGATCCCCAGCGCTGGATCAGCCTGACGCAGACGCGCATGGACCAGGCTGTCCGGCAGGCGCGTGAGGCCCAGGAAAAACTGGCTGCCGAACAAGCAAAGGCCCGCAACATGGCCATTGAACTGGAGAATTTGCGGCGCGGGCCGGTACTTCCATCTGTCCAGCCTCCAGTCAATGATCCCAACAAACCATTTTCTTATGACAATATGCCGCAGACGGACGATCAGTGGGAACAGCTTTGGCTGGAAAACCCGAATCTGGCTTCCGACTTGAGGAACTATAAATTTTTCAGTGAGCAGGAAAACAAGAAACAACAGCAGACGTATCAAACAGAGTTTAACAAAGCGCGCCGGGAAAGCGCACAAATTCTTTGGGAAAGGCATCCGGACATGTACGTCCTGGAACGCGATGAGACAGGGAACGTCAAAAAAGACGGGAACGGAAAACCCGTCTTGAAAATAGACCCCAACACCAACGGGCCGATCATTGACCTGGAGACTGAGAAAGCACAACTCTTTGTCCAGGTTTATTCAGAAGACGCGGCCGGGTACGATGGGGCGAAATTCGGGCCTCGCTTGGCGATGGTTGAAATGGAACGGCGCCTGCAGGAAAAAGCGGCGCAGAAAATCAATGGGGCCGGGGGATCCGGTATTCAAGTTCCGGCAGGAACGCAGATGAACCAGAACGGGCTTATGCCAGGAGGCGTACAGCCGCCAGTGACCGGTCCGGTGTCGTTCAGTTCGGACGAAGAAAAAGCCCACGCTTTAAAAGCAGTAGAGCGCGGCATCTACAAAAATTTACAAGAATACTGCAGTTTAAGAGACGGGAAACATACGGGCTTCACCGAGGAGAACCGTGTTCCCCAGTTTGGTTAACAAAGGAGCAATAAATGGAACTATCGCGTTTAGTCAGCGGTAACTGTCCATTCATAACGAATATCCCCGTTTATCTGGCCACAACAGTAAACGGTCTTAAAAAAGGGGCTGTTGTCAGCGCCGGCGCTACCGGTTCCAACAGAGGGTATACACTCTCTGTTGCAACGACGACGGCGGCCGCCAAAGATGCGGTCGGTGTCCTTCAGCTCGACGCTCAGGACGCATATAACAATGTGGACCAGGGCCAGGGCAAGAGCACCAAGGGCGCGGATTTTCGCGTACAAAGCGATTATATCTGCGACCGCGGGGCAACGGGAGGCAACGACTGGCTGCCAGCGATCATCAATCCGGACGCGCTTTATTTCGCCTGGTATTCAACGACCCAGGCGGCCGCGACGGCCGGTGACACGATCACCCAAAGCATCACCGCATCCACCGGCACAACGGTCACCATTGCGAGCTTTGACCAGGACCAGGTGGGCGGGTGGCTTTTCAGCCATTCGTCCAACAGCACAGGCGCGCCCACGTTTTCCGGGCAGTTACGGTACATTTCTGTCTCGACCCAGACCGGTTTGGTCGGGCTTTTGACAGCAATGAACGTGTCCACCGATTCTTCGTTGATCGCGATGGACCCGGCCGGGTTAAGACGGTCTGTCGTTACCTCAGACGGACGTTTTTTAAGATCGCAAGGTGCGGCCGGTCTAAAAGTGGCCCAGGGGATCTGGCAATGGGATGTTTACGGGTCTTGGGACTCAGCCCCGATGCACCCGCTTCGTTCATGGATGGACAACGGCCTGAATGGCTTGACGGGAGTCAAGCTGTTCGGGGAAGTTTATTTATATGACCATGTTGCGTTTAACGAATCAATCGCTTAACGCTGAAATAAAGGAGATGTACCCATGGAATTAGCAGCTAATTGGCCTGATCTCTTGGAAAAGGATTTCTCGAAAATTTTCCAGGACCAGTACCCAAAGTTGCCGATGATGGTACCGGACCTCTTCAATATTCAGAAGAGCGATGCGGCATTCGAGAAAACAAGCGCAGTTGGTCAGGTACCGGATTTCGTGGAGTTTACAGGCAAGATTGCCGAAGTGTCACCGACACAAGGCTATGATAAGACCTTTACCTTCACGGAATACGCGGCAAAAATAGAAATTCAACGGAAACTGGCGGCGGACGATCAATATCGCGTGATGTCGCGATACCCGAAAAATCTTGCGGTATCGGCATCGCGCAGCCGTGAAAAGTTAGGGGCTAACCTTTACGATCTGGCGTTCACCTTTGAGCCTACCGACGGGGACGGCGCAGAGTTGTGCGCTTCGGACCACGCCTCTAATGTTCCGACAACAGCAGCACAATCCAATGAAGGGACCCTGGCTTTATCGGCGACCAACGTCGAGACGGTCCGTATAGCAATGCACGCGTTCAAAGACGACATCGGCGAACTGATCTCAGTCATGCCGGACACAATCACGATCCCGCGCGCATTGGAACAGACCGGGTGGGAAATCATCAACACCAAAGGCAAGGTCGATACGGCAAACAACAACGCCAATTTCCATCAAGGCAAGTATAAACTGATCGTATGGGACAGGCTGGTCGATACCAACAACTGGTTTATGTCAGACTATTCCATGCAGAAAGAATACCAGCTGTGGTGGAACCGTGAATCGATCAAGTTTTTCCAGGACAAAGATTCCAATACGATGGTAGCCATTTACCTTGGTTACTACCGTGTGGGGGTCGGATGGGACGACTGGAGATATATTTACGGCAACTTGGTATAACCTCTAAAGTGCTAAACAGCCCCGGGGGCGCAATGCTCCCGGGGTACTTGTCACAAGATGCTAAGCTCCGGCGCACATCCGGAGGGCAAGGAAGGAGACAATATGGGTCTTACAAGATTTCCCAATGGATTAACAGTCAGAAGCACAACCGGGTTCTCCCCGGCGACGTTAGGGTATAACAGCGCCGCTACGGACGGGGACATTGACTGCAACAGGTTATTTGTCAACAGCCTTGTGACGGTCTCGACATCGAATCCCGGGATTATCGGTGAGGTTGTTGCGGTCCCGGTGTTTTTCGGGACTGGTTCGGCGGCGCAGGTCTTTGGCGTTGCCGCGCCATTCGCTGGAGACATTATCGGTGCCTTTGTTACCATAGGGTCTGTTTCAGCCGTCGCGGCCGCGTACACCGTGCGCGTCGGGTCGGCCGGTTCGGTCGCTGTGGCATCGGTCTCCAACACCATCACCACATCCTACGATGCAGAGTCTTTGACGACAACAAGAACGGCGTTTACGACGGCCAACGGGATCCAGGTCACGCGCGGGGTCCAGGGCACGGCAGGAGACACCCAGTTGACGTTATTGCTTCAGAAAACCGCTTAAGATGGCCGGGCGGCCTGATCACCGCCCGTCATCTTTTAATCAAGGAGAAACGCATGGACCTGCTTTTAATAATCATCCTCGTCGTCGCTCTTTATTGGCGGACGATGGATTATTACTATCTGATTGACGATATCGTCAGAAGGTGGGGGTATTTGCTGGAAATCCCGGAAACATCGCCGCCGCCGGAATTCTATTCGAAGAAGCCGCAAAAGACACGTCATTTGTTTTTGACGTTGACCCATGCGGTGATCGTTTCGATTATTTATTTTTTGTGGGGATGGAAACCAGCCATTTTATTTGCCGTTAACCCGCTCAGCGTTTCTTGCACAGCATGGATCACTGGCGGATATTACCAGATCACAACATTCTTTACGCTTGTCTCATATTTCTTCTTGGTGACAATCCCGGGCGTATGGGGCGCATTTATCGCCGCCATATTCTTCACGTCGGCCCTTGGATCGACCGTCAACTGCATTGCCATTCCGTTTATTTTTCTTGTTCATCCGCCATTGACAGGGCTTGCGTTGTTCTGGCCGTTAGGGTTCTTTTTGTTTGGACGGCGCTTCAGGATAGGGTTCCGTAAACGCAATATTGGCAAGAGTGATGCCATCACATGGAAAAAAGCGATTGTTGTCCCAAAGGTTTTGGCGTATTACATCAAGGCGACGGTTTTTCCCCGCCGTTTGGCGTTTTTCCAGGAATTTGGCTTTGAATACGGGCACAACCCGAAAGTCAAACAAGATTTGGAATCGGTCAACAAACATTTTGTTGAATCAATCATTATTTGCGCCATGTTCATCGTTGCCGGTCTTTTCTTAAGCCCGTTTGGGACGCTGTTTTATCTTGCCGGTATCCTGCCGTTTACCCAATGGAAAGTCCTTGGCCAATTTGTTGCCGAACGGTACCTTTATTTACCGCTAGTCGGGTGGTCATTGATTCTAACCGGGGTTTTTGACCATCCTTTCATGATGCCGCTTTTTTGGGTTGTCGTCGGGCTTTATACATATAGGGCCCACCGTTACATCCCGGCATTCAAGAACATAGAAACCCTTTATGAGAACGGGATCAAGAACTTTCCAAACTGTATCAGTAATTATGTCAATCTGGCGGAACGAAAACTTCATACTGGGAAATTGTACGATGCTTACCATTTATTGAACAAAGGGCTCAGCCTTGACAAAAATTCGTTCCTTTGCCACGGCAACATGGCGGCGTATTGGCTGGCCATAAATCAGCCTGAACGCGGCGCACACCACACAAGAATGGCCATGAAGAACGCGGAACTTCGTGGAATGGCGTATAACGTTTTTAATGATCAGCTGAAGCGTATCACCATGGGTATACAAATGAACCATCAAGCCAGGCTTGAAATGGACAAGATCATTGCCGAGGTAAGACGTGAACTCAAGGAGGAGACCGAGCTATGTGGGAAGCCATAGTTCATAGTATCCTTGGGGACAAGAATAAAGGCTGGCAACGAGAGCTGCGCTGTCCGTACATGTTGTGCCCCAGCAACCAGCCGTTTGTCGGGGCCTATCCACCAAAGATGAAATTTGTCCAGAAGATTCAGCCAAGCGTCTACCAATACCGTTGTAAATCGTGCGGGTGCATGTGCAATGTGTCGGTCGAAATTGCCCAAGATGGGCAGGAATCTTATAAAATCAACCCAGCTTTGATCAGCCAGAAGCCGTCATATCAATGGAGGCGATGATGCAAGTTTTTGTTAAAACAGGCGCTATTGAACGCCACCAGATCAATAAAGAAGTCGCCAAACCGGCCGCTTTGAACAAACTGAAAAGTATGGTGGACAACGAAGGGCTCAAATCTACCGACAGCTGGTGGAAACAGCGGATTGACTGGAGCGAGGCGGCCAAAAATGCCAGGATGTACAAAAAGAACCTGGACCGCGTCATTCCTGAACGGTTGACGCCGGTCGCAAAAGATACGATGTGGAAGAAAGCAAAACAATTGAAAGACGAGTTTATGATTGGGATGTTGTCCAAAGAAGAGCTTCATCCCGTCAAAGGCTTTACTAAAGATGGGAAGATGGTCTGGGTCGTCGATGAAGCGAAAATGCACGAATTTCGCAGCGTCGAAAGAAACGAGGCTTGGTATAAAAAGAACCAGGATAAAATCAGAGAATTCAAGAATCTTATGCGTCATTTATGCCCGGAGAACCCCAATGCTGGCGACATTGAGCGGTTCAGGCCCAGGCTGAAGAATACGCGTTAAAGGAGGCGGGCATGGCCAATACAACAACGGGAAAATTCTGGAATCTTGATACGGCGGGTGTAGTTTCGATCAATCCGGTCAAAATCAAGGATATCAAGGTAACATGGAAAGTCGCTTCTGCCGGCACCATTGAACTGACTGAAGTTGACCGGGAAGACGGGCAAGGGTCGTCCATTTTGTACGCTCAGACGCTGGGGGCCTCATCGGCCGCTGTCGATCAGATGACACAGATATTCCCTATCAACAACTGGGTTGCCGGGCTCACCGTAAAAACGATTACGGACGTCGCCAAGTGCGTTGTGAACGTCGAATAAAATGCTTTACAAGAAAGACAAGATCACCCTGAGAGTTAACCATGGCAAGGCATTTGAGAAAATCGGACCATTGCGCGGACGAATTGAGAATATCGTTATTCATCCAAAGGCCAGGGAGTATGTTATTTATAACTTCAAAGTTCTCGACAGCGAAGAAGACGAAATTTTTTTTGAACATAACATTGTCGGGAAATACCGGCGTGACACATGTTTCCCGGCCGGGAAAAGTTACGATGAACACATGACCCTTGTGATCGACAACGCAAGCCATAACATAGATTTTGATATTATTATTTTAACAAAGGAACGGTAATGTTTGTAAAGAACAAAATGTTCAAGGAAGAATGTCTTAAGGTAGACCAGAAGATCGAACGGCTTGTTAGAGATTTTTATGAGAGGATTTCTTTGACGGACCAGAGCCTTGATAAGACAGAGAAAAAGATCGATCATATGCTTGAATCAAACCAGACTAGAGAAACGCTCCAGGCGGATTTTAATAAAGGAATTGATATTAACACAAAAAAAAATGCCGACGATATTAAGACATTGTTTGATGAACTTCGGCTATTGCGCAAAGAATTCGAAATTGTCTTGAAGATCGTTTGCCATATGAGCGGTGCGAAAGACAGCGCTAATAACCGTGAATTGTTTTATGAGGAGCTTTCTCGCCGGTTGGCCAAAATAGAAGACAGGGAAGACGGCAATGAATGATTATACGGCGTTTGCTTCAGAGAAATTAACTGTCCCAAGCGGCAATGTGGCCGCATCGTTTACGCGAATCAAATATGATCCGTCGGGAAACCATCTGCCTGTACGGCTTGCCAGGTTTACGGTTGTCCCGGGGGCGCCGGTTGTTTTTACTATTGATGGCACGACTGTATCGAGCAGGACAGGGCACGCCTTGACGGCATACGGGTCTTATGATGTCGATGGGTTTGATAACATAAAAAATTTCAGGACAACATCTTTTTCATCAGGGACAGCCGGAGCGATCTGGGTGACCTATTACCGATAGGAGACATATGAAAAAAGCGGTTTTGTTTTTATGGTTTATGTTGATAGCGGCCGCCGCCTGGGGACAGCCTCTAATATGCGTTTCCGAAGAAGACGGAGACCCTTCTGACTACAGTCTTTGTGTTCCTTTGTTGAAGTTCCCTTCAGGGTCTATAACAAACAACGGGTACGCTTCTGCGTCCATTGCGACGGCAACGTCCGTAAACCTCAAATCGTTCGGTGCTGCTTGCGATGGGGTAACGGATGATACAACAGCGTTTAATGCTGCACTTGATTATTTACAGGCTAACGAGGGGGGAACCCTGACTATCCCGACAGGAACATGTTTGATTGCCAGCGCCATTACGTTCCCGAATGACGGTGATTCAAGCACTCCACGGCAAGCAT